CCAAAGGCTCGATCTCTACAGAATCTGCGGTTGTCAGTTCTGATGCATTGAGAACAGAGCAGGTCTTCCTGATATCATCAAAGACGATGGTGGCATTGAACAGCTTGCGGAATTCCTCTATAAAGGTATAGCTTGACCAATGAGGTAGTGCTTTACGGAGTTCTCTGGTCTTGTAAGCTGAAGCAATATACAGGAGATTCCATGGTTTGCAGTCAAAGTCATTGCGCTTGAGCGTATATCCTTCGTACTCCACCACCTTGCGAAATATGTACATCAGGTTGGGCTGAACAGCCAAGTTCATGACAAATGGCGCATTGTAGCCGATGAACTGCTTAGTTTTATCCACTCCAACAAAATTAGCAATCATATCATTTGTTTCGTCCCGTACAGGTACGAAACACCATTTACCTTCTACTCCCAGGAACTTCGACTTATCTTCATCAAGTCTATAGATGTCTTTGATCTTTTGAAAGTTTTTAAATCCCTGAGACCAGCCCTTGTCGACAGTATAACCAGGTTTGTCAGCTGTGCCAAATGTTGCGATTTCATCGATATAATGCTTGGTCATCCTGTCATTATACTTGATGCGGGATTTTCCGCCCACAATCTGCAGTTTTATTTCAGCCTCCGTTACGCTGATGATGGTTCCTACACCCGATAGAATCAAACGACCGCTCACGTACAGTTTGCAGTCATTAAACTTCTGGGTAACCTTAGATACATCGAAGCGGCTAACATTGTGGAAAACTCTACGGTTATCCATAATCGACATCGGAAAGTTAATGTCGTATGAATATTCTCCATCGTCCGTGACGTACTGGTTGGCGTATGTTAACTTGATGGATTGGCTGGCAGCCGGATAGGCTGCCATACCATTAATAACACATGTAATCATAGGCTATTTGTTTGATTTCATTTTCTGATATTGACTCCATTTGCGGTCGAAACCATCTGGACCCGTAATGACCACGTATGATTTGATGCCCAGATTGAGCTGTTCATTGAGTCTTTCAATGGTTGAACTCACGTTATCGAGAGATGCACCTACCTGTTCGTTATCTGCACTAACATTGACAACAGGCGCAACAACGGCAGCGCTGCCAGTTCCCATGGCGCGACTTACGTCTTGAGCAGTGAGTGATGCTACGGTATTATTGCGCTGTGCAGCATCGATGAGCTGAAGGGCAGGAAGGAGCTGAGGATTATTCACGGCGTTATGGTTCGCCACGAACTCGCCAGCATGAACCACGCCAGCCTCCTTCTTATAATGGCCAGGACCCGTAAAACCGCCCTCGTAATATCCGGCTGCCTCCGCCTGATGCTGCTTTTTGATGGTAGCAATCTGCATCATACCCGCAGCTGTTGCCAGACCTGCAGCAATTGGTGCCATTATCCAGCCGACGCCTTTAATGGCAGCTGCAGAAGAGTATGCATTGATGGCAGCCATAGCGGTAGATGCGATTGCCTGGGCAATCTCTATCTTCATCGCTTTTTTGTTAGCTTTAGTCTTTGCCGCAGAAATCTCCTTGTCTCGTTTCGCCTCGAGTCGCTTCTTTTTGGCAGAGTTTTTGCCGGCAGCAGAAATCTGCTTGTCGTAGTTCGCCTGAATCTTGGCTACCTCCAGGTCGGAGCACGCCTGCGAGTAGGCTGAAGCTGCGCCCATCATGCTGCTGATACTACTGAAGGCTGCACCTGCTATGGCTGCAATATTCTTATAGGTCTCTTGATTCATTTGTTTCTTGGCATCCTGGTATGCCTGTTCGCTGATCTTATCCTCTTCTCGAAGCTTCTGAAGATTATCATTAACCATCTTCTGCTGCTGGATGGCAGCAATGGCGCCTCCCGCAATGGTGGCGAGATTATCTGATCCGAGCGAACCGCTACGGTCATCGCTCTGTCTGGTCATCTTCTTGGCGGTATCGAGAGCGGTGGTTGCATCGTCTTTTGCCTGATCTTTGGCGTCCGGCTTGTAGGATGCATACTTGTTAGCGATGCCCATCTTCATGCGCTGATACTCCTCTTCGCTTACAAGACCAGCCTTGTGAACCTCATCCAGTCCTGCAAGCTCCAGCTGCATCTGCTGTTCATTGCCGAGGGTGAGATACTCCTGCTTGAGCTGCATCAGCGTGTCATCGTATTGCTTTTGGCGGTCATACTGGTGCTGCTGCTCACTGCGCTCAATCTCTCGGGCTATCTGCCAGTACTCGTCAGAGGACTTCAGATAGAGTGCCTGTTTCTCTTTGAGAAACGTCTGGTCGAGTTGAAAAAGCGCCTCATTGATAGCACTCTCGTTATGATAGAGGTCGGAGTCCTTATTGTAATATTCGGCAGTGATGGCCTGTTCTGCCACTTGCCGGTCGTACTCCAGGTCCTGAAGGTCTTGCGTCTGCTTGCGCTCATAATCGGCAGAGATCTTCTCTTTCTGGGCATTCAGACGCTTGTACTCCTCACTCTCAGCCTCTCCGTATTTGCGAAGGATGTCCATGCGCTGCTGAAGTCCCTGCTCCTTAATCTTCGCCATGCGGTCGTTGTATTCTGCCAGGCGAATCTGACCGGTAGAGTAGAGGGTAGTGGCTTCCAGCTGCTGAGCCTCGGTACTTTTCTTGGCATCATCCAGCTCTTTTTTGAGGTCTGCCTTTCGCTTGATTTCTGCTTTACGTGCAGCAGCTTCACGCTTCTTTTGCTCCTTTTCGGCTGCTTTACGCTCCTTCTCTGTTGTGTAATGACCGGTAGAGCCCGTTGTCCTGTTCGTTCCTGTGCTTTCGCCTTGGAGACTCTTCTTTTCTTTCTTTTTATATAGTTTCTGGAGATTTGCATTCTTCCTGAGTTCTGTGTTATAATAGGACTCTTCTGCATTGAGTTGCTGTTGCAGGCTCAGGTTTTCCTTGAGTCTCCGTGTATGAATCTTCTTCTGCTTCTCATTACTCTTTAATGCATCATTCTGTTCAATGAGCTGACCGGTAAATGCATCTGCTACAGCTTCGCTTTCATATCGTTCAGGATGTGACTTACGTTCGGCATCAACTGCTTTAAGAGAGTGGCGTATTTTACTTTCTTTAAGTTTCAACTCCAGTTTCTTTTTGTTGATTTCAACCTTGCGCTCATATATAGCTTCTGCCATCGCCGCGTTCTCCAGCTCTTTGATATAGTTCTGGATTGCAATCTGGTTGTCATTATAGAGCTTTCCTTCCTTGGATATAGAAGCATGATACTCCGGAACCAGTTTCTGCATGGCTGCGATAGCTTGCCTGCGCTCATCTACGGTGTAGGCGTTGGAATGGATAACTTTGTTAAGCATATCCACTTTGTTGCGTTCATCAAGAGTTGCATCAGATACTTTCTTGGCGAGACTTGCCTGTGCTTCCGCAACCGCCCTGTTGTTCTTTGCTTCTTGTGTGCTGTTACGCATAGCTTCATTATACGAAGTAAAGGCTTTAACAGCTCCATAAACCGCAACTCCTACCACCGTAAGAACGGTGGCGAGTGCGGCCCATGGATTAGTAAGACTGGCTAAGCGGGCTGCCCTCATTACAACGATATAGCCTTGCACGCCCTTTGTTAAATACGCCCATGTAGCCTGCAGGGCTACCATGGCAGCACGCAGAAGGGTTGTTGTAGCTATATATGCTTTGTCTATGGCAGCTGCGTATGTAGTAGCTGCTGCTTTTAGCTTGATGGCTATAGTTTCCTTATACCAAAGAGCCGTGCAGACAGCGATGGCGGAACCTATTATTGTGAGCTGTTTGACGTGGGTGAACGTAAAAGTTATCAATGTTGATAACACATGTATGCCTATGCTCAGGGTAGAGATGGCATATCTGGTTACTGGGATGAGCTGTTCACCCAGTTCTACAGTGAGGTCTTCAAAACGTTTCTTTGCCTTATCCAGCTGGGCTTGCACAGTATTGTTCTGGACATTGAACTCATTGATGATACTTGTGCCTGAAGCGTATGACTGGGTAGCAAGATCCTGTGCAGTTCTTACCTGGTCCAGGTGTGAAGCTACTGCAGAGAGAACGCCAACGGCACGAGTACCATTCAGCTGCATCTCTTCAAACATAGGAGCCATTTCAGCAAACCCACCTCTAGACTTCATGGCAGAAAGGAATGTCATCAATCCCTCATTTGCATTGGTCTTCATCAAGTTTGAGAACTTCGTGACTTCTACACCGGCAATCTTTGCGAATTTAGCCGGTTCCTGATACATCTTGGTTATGAGCTGAGAGAACACTGTTGCAGAGGTTGCCTCTTCCTGCATATTCTGATCGAGTGCAGAAGCAAGACCCATCAGTTGCGCTTGAGTCATGCCTGCCTGGATGCCTACACCGGAAAGATCGGCGGTGAAATCGACTATATATCCGGCATTGGCTGATGAATTCTGGGCGAGTTCATTGATGGCAGAACCAGTGGCAAGCATAGCTCCACGGAGTCCTTTGGTCTTATCTTCCCCGAACATCTGGGCGAGTTTGCCAATCTTGTCTACCGCTCCTTCTCCCAAGTCATCGCTGAGCGAAACGTTAATCTTGTCGGCTCCATCAACAAACTCCTCAATCATATCCTTGCTGGTGATGCCCAGACGACCGGCAGAGCCTGCCAGTTCGTTGAGCTGTTCGCGGGCTGTACGGGTGTCCATGCGCTTGAAATCTTCGTTCATCCGGTGAACCTCTTCATCGGTCTGACCTGTATATTTGCGGACGTTTGCCATGGATTCCTCCATATCGGCATAGGCTTGGGCGCATTTTCGGATGGTCATAGAGAGTCCTGCGTATGCAGCGATAATCTGCGATACAGCTCCCCAGTTGGTATTGAGCACGTTAACGAAACGAGACCAAAAACTTGTTGTTTCTCTTGACTCGCTATTGATGGCATTCATCTCTCGCTTAACCTCTTTGAGCTTTTGCTGAAGCTTTTTCCATTCCTCAGAATTACGCTCGACAGCTCCTGAGCGTAGCTGCTTTTGTACTGTTTTCATTACAACAGACAATTCTTTATATGAGGCAGAAGAAAGATTGTTTAATGTTCTATTCACCTGCTCTTGGCTGGTTCGCAATGTCTTGAGTGAAGCATTTATTCGATTTATCTCTTTATCGAAAGCCTTGGTGTCATCTCCTTTTTTGAATGCATCAGTCTTTTTTTGCTTAACTTGTTCGAGCTGCTTTTCAAGCAATGCGATAGTCTGTTTTGCTTGTTTGTCATCAAGCAGAACCCGGCCTATGAATGTTTGTGTACTGTTTGCCATAAATGATATTTATTATAGTTTTCTGCAAAGATAAGAATAGCTGAAAAGCTATAAAAATACCATAAAAAAGCCATCGAATGCAACTGTATTCGATGGCTGTGTATATATTAAAGTATTACGCTGTCTTTATTTTGGGATTTTTCAAGAGCTGCATAATTTCTGAGAACTCTTGCAACTTTATTCCTTAAGTTAATTGTATTGTCAGCAAACACAAATTCTTCTTTATCTATACTATGATTTGATACCAATACTGAATATGAATTGCCGTCCTTGAAGAATAAAGACAAGTTATTGTTTGGGCTATACATATCCTCTATTGTAAGCTTTGGCTCATCTTCCATACCCTTGTGAGGATAAGAAGAAACATGCTTCCCCATCCTGTTAAGAGTATGGCCAACACCTAGAGTGATGAAAGCTGCAATAGCTGAGAATATCAATATACCTACCATAATTCTAAAGTTTGTTATTATCTTTGTTGCAAATATAATAATAAAAATCAGAATATGCAAGTTTTTTATGTTAAATCTTTGCTTTAACCTTGTTATTTAACTACATCTATGTATCTCGAGTAGTTAATCCTGGAATGAGGGTTGAAGTTGACGATTTGAACCTTATATCCTTTTGTCCCCCAGCGCCACCACAGAAACTTGTGCTTGTAGGTGCGGCTGACGATGGTCGTGAGGCTATCGTAGGCGGTATATTGGCATTGTCTGGCAGGGATGTCGATGTGAAGCTGTAGCCATCGGTCTCTGTATGAGAAGACGGAATCGGCAGTCTCTGGGACTGGTGAGATGGGCACTGTGTCGGTCGTGGCAGATGAGACTGTATGGATGGTCTGTGCATCTTTGAGTCGAACCTTGAGGTCTTTGATGAGCTGGGCGTCGGTGAGGTGGAGTTTTTGAAGCTCGTCATATTTCACCTGCAGTGCATTGTTTTGAGCCACAGGCAGGGAGTCTTGGACTTTGTCATACTGAATGTCATAGTTGACGTTTGCCACATTTTGCGTCATGCGGTCGAGGTCTCTCTGCAGAGCCTCGTTTTTGTTAGCCGAACTGATGAAGGCAACCATGGTCGTGATGAGCATGATTGCCAGGAGTGAAATGATGGTCTTTGGAGATTTCATAATTTATGCGATGTCTTTATATTCTTGGATAGCGTTGAAGCATGGGCACATTTTGCGCCAGTTGGACTTGTCTGTGCCCCAGATGTCACGGTGGCCCATGATCTGAGCCGTTGGGAACTTTTGTTTGAGCTTGTGGAGTAGGAGCACAAGAGCGTCTTTTTGCGCTGGTGTGCGGTTATCGATCGGTTTGCCGTCGGCATCGATGCCACCGATATAGGCCACGTTGATGGCGGTGGAGTTGTAGCCCTGGACACCATTGCTGACATGCTCGATGGCGAGGAGTTGGTGGACACCACCATTGGTGTCGATGACATAATGATAACCAGGATTGGACCAGCCTTTTCGGTGGAACTCAGCCTTGAGGTCATCGATGGTCTGACGCTGTGAACCTGCTGTGCAGTGAACGAAAATGCGTTTAATCTGTCTCATTGTTTTTATGATTAAAAAATTTGTTTTTGATATTCTCGAACTTGGCATCGATGGCGATAGCCACGCCAAAGATGGAGCCAGCATATATGAGTGTCTGAGCAAAGTACCAGAGCACGTTGTCAGTGACATCTCGCATCTGTGATGTGAAATAGCTGACGTATGCCAGTACGATGCCAGAGGTGAGCACCACGATGGCTGAGCCGTATTGTATCCATTCTTTAGTATTTCTCTGCATGATATTTTTGCTTTTTATTATGCAAAGGTAATTAGGTAGGTGGAAAAATAAAAATACCCGATAGCCACCTCGCTATCGGGTATTTATCAATTAGACCGCTCTCTCAAGCACCTCATGAGCCATCTCCTTGGCTTGGATGCGCCAAGCCTGGAAGGTGTCATACTCCTTTTGGTGCTCCTCATTGCCATCGCCATGGTTGCACAGGATGGCCTCGACCTGGTTTTGGCTGTATTTGGTGCGAACCAAACCTGCGGCAAAGTCATCGTAGGTTGCTGACTGGGCTGCAATCTTGGTGGAGCCGTCTGGCTCTGTGCCCTCGTAGCTGAAGGCGGTGATGCCCTTGTCCGCTGCCTTGGACTTGTCGTCTGAAGAAGAACCTGGAGTGTTTGTCTCCGGGTGATAGTCTTCTATTTTTTGCTCACCGAGGTAGAGCAAGAAGTGATCATCGTCATATTTGACGAAGCTCTTGCGAGCTGGATAAATCTTTTTCATAACCGTTTATGTGAATTTATAGAACTTCTTTTTGAACTTGTTGTGAAGCTCCTTGACAACGGTTGAGAATGGTAGCTCGTCACGACAGAAGTCGTTGAGGGCTTGGTCTATCAGGATCTTGGAGCCTGTATAGAGGTAGTGGTCGGTGGTTTGCCAGACCTCTGTGGTGCCCTCGATGTGGTCGATGATGCGATAGCGCAGGGTGAGGCGCTTCTTGGGCACCTCCTTGGTGACGAGGTGGGTGCTGCCGTCTGCGGCAGTCTCCTCGACCTGCACGGTCTCCTTCTCAATGACCGAGTCATCGACCTTGTAATCTATGACTTGGATGAGGAACTTGTTCTCATCCTGACCCTCACTGCAGATGATGTCCTCTATGGACTGCTGCTGTGATTTCTCCATTCCCTCGAAAGGGACGCGCGCACGGCGTGCCTTTACGAGTTTACCAAATCTTTCCATACCGATTTTCTTATATAGATTTTTTGTGTTGGCGTGTATGCCCAGCCCTAGGCGTGATGCTGCCTTGAGCTGGATCTGACGCTCTGAGTAACCTTGCTTGCGGAGTTTTGCCACCTGTGCGCAGAGATCATGCTTGAATCTCTTGCGCAAGAGGGCGTGGTCAGCGTAGATGATCTGACCGCAGAAGTCGATGCCATCGCAAGTGCGATGGACACCCCATGACTTGTTGATAGAGAGATGCCAGTCTCTGGCGAGGTGCATGACGGAGAGCTCTGCCATGAGGCGGAGGAACACCTTATCCTCGTGGAGGATGTAGATGTTGTCCATGAAGCGATAATAATGGCTGAGCCCCTGTTGGCAGAACCGCTCGAAGCGGTCATTGAGGAATTTCACCCCCCCCCACTTAGCAGTCTAGCTTGCTCAGGTGTGCGGCATGTAACGAGCATGTCGCTGACGTAGCGAGCCTGCCAATAGCGGAAGCGGTCGGCATCTTGGAGGATGTCGAAGCAGCGGATGGCGAGGTAGTCGAAACGAGCGAGGAAGAGCTGCCCCAAGAGCTGGGCTAGCTTGACACCGAGCACGATGCCGGGATTGAAGCTATCCACCACCTCGTCGATGAAGGCGAGGAGCTTGCGGTCTTTGATCTTGCGGCGGTACTCTGCCTTAAGCAGGTTGTGGTCGATAGACTGAAAATAGTGGTGGATATCCATGGGCAGGCAATAGAAGGTCTCGGCTTGTGGCGAGGAGAAAATGTCTCGCTTCACAAGCTGATAGAAATAATGTGTGCCCTTGCCCTTGGTGCCAGCTGGGCTGTGACCATGGATGGTGCGGCGCAGGTCTGCCTCGACAGGTGCGAGGGCGGCATGCTGCATCACGTGGTCTATCACTGGCAGCTTGTTGACCTGTCGATGCTTGGGATAGTCGATGTCTTTTGCCACATAGGGTGATGTGTGCCAGGACTCTGACTGGTATGCCCCGAGCATGCGGTCTAGGTTATGGTCTAGGTTTGCCTCGAACTGCTGCACCGACTGGCGATGCATCTTCTGGCGTGCATAGTCGTAGAATGCACGCCTGAAGTTGTCGAGTGTCTCGACCTGTGGCGAGATATGGCCAAACCTTCTCATAACTCTTGCGGTGTTAAGTCTGTGTAATAATCTGTGTAAACTGTGTATCTGTGCAGATAGCCTGCACTGGAAAAATGGTGTCTGCTTTTTTAATGTTCATAACCTTCGACCGGATGACCTTATTGTCATCATCTACCAGCTAATCTTGGTGTGTGTATGTATCGCCATGGGGCGAGGACTGACCCTATTATCTCGAACAGGGTAGCAAACGATAGCCCTGTATAAGAGAGTCTCTAGTGTTTAAGTTGAGGGCGGCGCCGATGTTACCGTTGGCATTCGAGACATCATTGTTAACGTTGAGAGTCGAAGAACCGCATTGACCGCCATTGTTAGCGTTACACCCACGCAGGCAGAGACGGAAACCAGCACCAAGGGTCACACCCTGGTTAGAAAACCACTGCAAAGTTAATAAAAAAATCGGATGGAAAGAAGTCAAAGAGCGTTTTTTTGCCAATATGGGCTAAAAATTTTGGTCGCCGACCGCCAAAGGCGGTATCTGAGGGTGCGAGCTGCGCTCGCTGGGTGCTTGCGGCTACGCCGCGGTTGCCCTGTATGCTAAGTACACCTAGTAAACTTTTGGACACCCAGCAAGCTTTTGCAGACTTTAGGCCGCTGCGTAATACTCTGGCTCCACTGACCACTCGGATGCTGCTTCGCAGAGGGCGGCGCCGAAGTCACCGTAGGCATTCGAGACAGCAAGGTTAACGCTGAGAGTCGAAGAACCGCATCGACCGCCATAGTAAGCGTTACACCCACGCAGGCAGAGACGGAAACCGCTCGTAGCTTTGGAAGTATTCCAGAAATAGCTAGTCCTGTATGTGGTCTCGCTGCCTCCGACGGCCGTGGCGAAATTCTCCAAATGCTCCATGGAGAGTCGGGTGATGTAGCCATCGCCTGTGGCAGGCGATGTGCTGTAAGCCTTCATGCCCGTGGCTGAGCCGATGGTCCATGAGCCATAGATGGATGGTGCGACGAGGTGTGTGGCGGTGGTATCGGAGTTGATGCGGACCTGCTCGTCATCCATCATGCGCCAGAGGTAGCCGCCCTGTGCGTGCTTGAGACCGAAGAAGCTGGAGACCTTGGCTGTGTAGACCGTGGTGCCAGCGTCATTTTTGACTGCGTAGGTAGTCTCGCCCACGCTGTCGCCCAGCTCGATGCCTGCGGACATGGGGAGGAATGGGCGGCAGGAGTTGTAAGTGCCCCAGGTATCCCAGTTGAAGTTTGAGGTGCCTGCACCGAGACCGCCCTGGTAGAGACCGTTGGAGTCTTTGGCGGTGTTGACGGCATCTTGATCGTAGTGTGTGCCCATGATGACCCCGATGAGTGCGGCGATGATGGTGGTGTGTCGCATGGTGGTGCAGAGCCACCCCTTGCCATTCTTGCGTGCGGCGGCACGGAAGTATTCTGTGGTCTGCGAGCTTGCCGGCTTGCCGCAGAGGGTGCGGTTGGTGCCGTCAAGGGAGGCATCGTTGTTGCCTCCTCGGTAGTCAGAGCCTGTGTTGATGAAGCTGACGAGTCTGCCTGTGCTGCGCTCGATGGTGGCGAAGCCTGAGGCGGAGATGGAGCCGATAGGGATCTTGTAGTTGTACTCGCCAGGGATAGGCTTGAGACCGATCATCTCGTAATGGAGGCCACCGACATCCTTGGTGACGAAGTAGAACTCTCTGCCCCATCCCCACTGGTAGTGGCCCTGTGAACCGTCTAGCTTGGCGGCTTCGCCCGTGGCATACTTGTAGTGATCCTTGCTGTCGAGTTTCCGACGGCTGTGGTCATTCTTGACCAGGTATGCGCCAAGCCCGAGGATGTATGGCAACTCCTTCAGCAATTCAAGAGAGCCAATGTATGATGCAGCCTTAGGCGTTGCGTTTGCGGTGTTCCACACTCTTCCGCACCAGGCATGCTGACCAACAGCAAGGTCAGCCTTGAGCGCATCCATACCGATGCTAGTGACATTGCCATTTTGGTCTGTCAGCAGCACGCTCTGGTTGCTGTTGACGGTTGTGACTTTCGCCACGGAATTGAATTTTTTACCTTCCATAATTATTATAATCTTTTTTTTAGCAAACTATTCCAATCACTATGAAACACGTGCCCTAATCCGTCACTATAATCAATCCAATCCTTGCCCAAAAACAGATGACTCTCATTATCAGTCCCCTCATCAGAGTATATTCTTAAACCATATTCTGGATCTATATTCACCCGTTTCCTTCCACCAAATCCAAATAAATCCATTGTCGCAATTCGACTCAGCGTATCACCATCTGTCTCAAATTTAACCTTGAAAAGGTCTGTCATCTCTGCATCAGAGCCAGGCAAATTCCAGTCATCATCATTAACTGAAGTTGGTCCACGAAAGACAATGTAACCCTTATCAGCATTCATTTCGATTTCATTCCAGGTCTTCTCATTTCTAGATTTGAAATTGCCTGTTGCCGTAATGTTTTCGAAATTGCCACCCTTGCATGTGAGGTCACCATCCTTAGCTCTGAAGACAATGTTGCCATCCTTATCCTTCATTTCGATGGTACGGACACCCAGGTTCTCCACCATCTGGTACTGGGCGAGGATGATGTGGGCTATGATGAGTTCGATAGACTGACCCAGTCGCCAATAATGGTTGTTCAGATCAGCTGCAGATCCCGGATAATTATCTGCAGTCTTGACGTGCGTCTTGATGCAGGAATAGCTATTGCCATTATATAAGACAACATCCTTCCACTCTTCACCTTCTCCACCCGCTTCGAATGTGTATCCATTGCTGCAGGTATTCCACAGCTGCGGACCTCGAAGGACGCTGCCCTTCTCACCCTTGACAGCCTTGCGAATAAATTTAATAGTCCTTGTTATTACTGTCATAGACTACTACTTGACTGATTGAATCGTTAATGCCACGCTGCTGTAACCGGCATGCTCGCAGTCTGCCCTGGTCACAGCAAATGAACTCAGCTGGACAGTAGGCTTGCGTGCTGCCTCAGTATTGAGGACAACACCAGAACCTGACTTCAGCGTGAAATAGAACTTACTACCGATAGCTTCAGACTTTCCCCTGACAATCAGTCTCGGAGTATAGGTCACAGTACCATTGCCTGACTCGTCCTCGCTGATAGACTCATCAGCCGGTGTCGGGTTGGGCTCAATATCGTATGGATCTGACGCATCGATGACAGTCTGGAAGTCGAAACCCAGCATATTATCCTTGCCCATGGCCTTGTCGTTGTACACTTCCACCATGAACTCCCTCGTGCAATCAACATCTGATGCCTTGACGGTGAGGATCTTGGCACTGGCTCCTGCAATCTGCTCCCAACCTGTGATGCTATTGACTGCTTTATACCACTTGTAATATAGTCCTGCTGTCAGAGTTTCGTTGCCCTGCGTGACTTTGGCTTCGAGCTGGCAGCTGTCATCCTTGCTACCCAGAACGAAGTTGTGCGTATCATTAGCCGGAGCCTTTATTGTCACACGATAGGCGACTCCTGTGTAAGGACCAACGGAAATATCGTAGCTAGCCTGAATATCATCTGTAGCCTCCTGCTGCCCAGAACGCTCTGTGATGGTACCGACCATCCTGATTGTAATGCCGCTATAGTTAGAAACCTTAACCAGGTTGTTGCAGATTTTCAGTCCCCAATATAATTGCGAAGCACTTGGTCTGATAATCTCAAAGAGACCGTCAAACAGTCCTGTAGACTTGCCTGCAGAATTGAAAGGAATCTCCGTATCATTGAAGAAGTACTTCATGGAGGTTGGTGTACTGATGCCTTCTGCTGTTCTCGATGAGATGACAACGAAGTACAGCTTCGGCTGCGTCTGCGAGAAATCCGGATAGACAGTCACGACATCCCCATTTCTCTGGTACTCCTGGTAGATATCTCCGTCAGGCGACTGGATTGACGGAGTAAATGTACCCATCTTTGGTATGAAGTTGATGGTTGTCGACTTACTTGCGCTACTCATTTTCTGCCTCCTCTCTCTGCTCTGTCATGATGAATCTGCTGTCTGTAGCTACAGGCAGCTTGTTGCACACTTTACCTTCCTGCTCCATGCAGGCGGTCTTGCCATCCATAGCGATAGCGCCTATTCTGGACAGCGTCTCCTCGAACTCGATAGGTTCCCCAAGCTGTAGGATATCCTGACACCAAAGAATGAAATTGCCATCCTGCAGCTCAGTTCTGTCCTCGGTCAGCTGAAGCAATTCCACGACCTTGCGATTTGCCTTGATGTATCTTTCCATATATTATATTATAAATGATGATTAGTGAAAAATGAACGGATTGCCATCTGCGTCCACGAAGACCTTGCCGTCGGCATCCATAGCCATCGCTAAAGGATCGAGGTCTTTAACTTCCAAAGCAAGGATAGCTCCCCTGTTCGGATCCAGCAGATCTGTAGGTACTCTCGGAGACATGCCATGTCCGACAAGGACAGCGTTCTCAAAGTGTATAGAGTTATTCGGTGCCATCCACCAGAGGACCTGCAGTTCTCTTGTCGGGTTCGCAATTTCTCCGACATTGTCAGAGATGGTTGCCGCTGGGTGTACTACCTTCGTGTCGGGCAGAACCTCGTCGACCGTGTCGAGGATATCGTAATCGTAGAATGGTATCCTGCGGACGATATTGACAATTCTGTTCGGTGTAGCATCACTCAGATCTACGCTTGCTGGATTGCCATCAGCCGAGAATTTAGCCCTGCATCTGATGCAGATGCGCTTGCCCATGAGCGAGCGGTCTAGAATAACCGATGTGCCATCTGCAGAAACTTTGATTTCGAGGTCATCTGCTGTAATGGCAGAGAACTGACCTCTATCACGGAGAATCTCCCAGACGAACAGCCTCTTCTCCTTAGCGCACTCCTCTGATCCGAGGCGCAGAGATGCATTGATGACCTGCTTGTCTGTATCACGAAGCGGATTATAGTATCGGTCACCACTCGAAAGCAGCAGCGTCGGCTTGTAGAGGGTCGCATTCTTGCAGTTGATGGAATAGTCCATCATAATTCTGTGAACCTTATTTGTTCGGCTGTCCAGGTACTTCGCCTTGAATCTGAGCAGAATCGGTTTTTGCGGCGCTGCGTTGACATACCAGAGCAGTTTGCCGGCATCATTGCCGGACGAGGTGATGACATGCTTTCTGGGTGTCGAAACCAGCGCATTACCCTCCACACCATTCTCGACTCTGTACCAGGCGATATCTGTCAGTTCACTATTGACACGACCACTCTCGAGTATGTTATCTCTGTCGATTATACCAACGACCGGTTGCAAGGCGCATGGTGTCAACTCGTAATTAGGAGCATACTCATTCTGGTTGGCGTCATAAGTCTGTTCGAGCGGAACGCTGCCTGATATTGTCTTGGATGTGTTCACCTGCAGAGGCGTGTATTTGAAGTCTAATCTTTTGTATTTCATCTTATATGTTATTAAACACATTCCAGTGTGATGGAATCTTGGGCAACCTCATCGCCCAGACCATCACGAAGTGTAACTGTTGCCGTGAATCTAATCTTAGCCGGAACTCCCTCGCTGTCGATGGAGAGGTCAGACTGGGTCAGTACGATAGCCTTTCCTGCCTTGGATCCGACTTCGAGTGACCAGATGTTGTCACTTGTGACTCTCTGCTCACCAGCCCTGTTCTCAGTGTATCTGGTCCAGGCTACGTCGCTGTCGAGGATATCTGATGTGATATCCTGTCCGTAGAGCGATGCGACGACTGTCAGCGGAGCTCGGAAGTTGTCGAAATCATAGAGCGTCTCGTCTTCGAGGAAATCGATGGTGAATGCTGGATTGCCCTCTATCATCGCCCAATCGGTATTGTTCCATCTTGGTGCGGTATGAGTACCAGTCTTCTGGCATCGCCACTTGCACCCGGTATACCAGACATCGGAGGTTTCGTATTTACCGGTTCCCGGATTGAGAGCTGAACAGAAATATTCTGCCGCCTCTGCCCATGGTCCCCGGTCTACAAAATCGACAATCGGCTTGCCATGATAGTCAATCTGTATGATATCCTGGGTGATGATGCCGGCTGCATAGAGATAATCCCTGCCTTTGACGATAGGAAGGTCGAGCGACTTAACGAATTCAGGCATGTCGCCGAAGACCATGCCGTAGTTGTAATCATCCAGTATGGGCTTGGTGACACCTGTGAGCTTGACGATGCGCCCCTCGGTGGAGGAGACATAGAAGCAGCTCTGCAGGGTCTCGTCTGTCTGGTTGCCGAATCGGGCGATGTTCATGAGTTCGCACGGCGGAAAGTTTTGTCCGCCTGGCACCTCGGTGTCGGGGTATAGGGTGACCTCGATGTAGTTTTGGACGGCATTGACGCTGTTGATGCGCATCCATGAGGTGTAATAGCTGGCAGATGTGGACGAGGTGGTGGCTGTGGCTAGGTTGTTGACCACGCCCTTGATGACGTTGTTAACGTGCTGTGCGGTGAAATAGCCCTGGTATTTGGAGCGGAGGTGGAGACCGTAGCAACCTGAGCCTAGGTCATCGACCTGCTCGATGGTGTCGCTCTCGGTGAAGAACTGGTCACCCTCGAAGGCTGAGAGTCTGTTGACTATCAGCTCAAGCACCTGCATGTATGAGCGCACCTTGATGCTCTCGACCTCAGCATTGCCATCGCCGTCGATGGCTGCGCCCTTGCCTGTGGCCATGCCAGAGACAAAATCACCAAACTGTGCACCTTGGTTGAGGTGAGCCACCCCCTCGGAGACAAGCCCCTTTAGGAAGGTGATAAGTCCCATGGCGGCATCGTCATGCTCACGAGAGAGGTATGCACCATTGTCTTGTGAGGCATAGGCTAGGAGGGAGAGGAAGGCATCGCCAATGCGCCTCGCTGTATTGGTACCCTTGGCACGCTCGTCTCTGATGGACTCGAACGCCCTCTGCAGTATCTCTGTATTTATTTTATCTGCCATCGTATTTGTTTATTTTTTCGCAAAGTTACGAAGGAATGGTGCAAATTAAAAATACGTTATAAGGGTGTGCCGAACATCTGCTTGAAGAGGTCTGCCATCAGGCCCTGGTATTCCTCGCCATAGAAATAGCCCTCCATATCGTTCAGCTTCATGATGGATGCATAATACTTCCGGTTGAACCATGGACGCCTCTGTCTGGGTTCGCCCAGATGATGCTGCGCACGGTATTTCGGATCCAGGAACGGGAGATCTCCAGGATTGCCATGGTAATAACCGTTGCCCGTTCCCGCTTCCTGATACAGACCGTAGAGCAGGAACTTATGGGCAATCGTGCGGCTGGAACCTCCGAAGGAAGTAGCCTGCACGCTGTTGAAGAGAGCACCCGTATGGCGGATGCGGTAGTGCATGATTTTCTCCTTCCAGATTTTCACCATCTCTTCTGCCCATCCACGCTCATAAGCATAGATATCTTCCTGAGAGACGGGAGTCTTGACGTTATTCATTCCATTCTTCATTGTTGTATACCAGGTCTAGCGGCTCGCTAACGTCGATATGGAATTCCACGCCAGTAAGCCCGTTAATGAAATAAGCACCTATCTCCCGATTGTCCACCTGGTCGCTCAGCAGATAAGTGAAGTCGTTTTCCCATTTCATCTTATCGATGATGATCCTGCTCAGAAACTGCCGGAATATCTTTCTGCAGGTATTGAGCTTTTCCTGCCGGTCGTTCATGTCGTTCAGTTTATATCGCATCAGGATCCATACCGTATAGGTAACTACCTTACGGAAGCTGCCGTCACCATTGATGGCTACGTTACCGTCGTTGGTATCATCTATAACGATGAAATTTCTGCTCTTCGACATATTGCTCAGCATACCCTCAAATGCCGTCGGACTGGAGCAGGTGGTAGGCATGAAACCGAGATTACTGCAGAGTTTATTGCGCTTTGCCAGATCTCTGAAGTAAGAGAAGGCATCGAAGCCTACCTGTACCGATGGGGTATTGATTTCTGTCTTAATCATGATTTTTTCAGTCTTTTGTTCAGTTCTTCAGCCTCGCGTGCCTTGGCATCCAGTTCTGTGAGTGCCCGCCACACATCGGCTTTTCTGATAATCTCTTCCTTGGTAATGTCGCCTCCCGTGAGTGCCCGAATCTGTGCATTCATCGCTCCTACCATATCGTAGTCTTCACCTCCTTCGGCTGCAGGCTTGAATAGATGAGGAAACTTTTCCGAAAAGTTATGCTTTATCCGCACATACCAGAGAAACACGCCCATGAGTTCTGGTACCGTACATTCGATGCGGTCCGGGCTCTTGCCCTCGCCATCCAGATAGAGATACCGTGCCAATTCCTTGAGAGGTTCTTCGTTCGACTTATCCGACATCATGTACTGCTGGAAATAGTTGTCGGCTATCAGATAATACTCGAACGGATAATCGTAGAGCTCTACATCTGCAGCCTTATAGAGACCAATGGATTCGAGTCTGTTGTCTGCCCCGTTGCCATCGAAAACATAGTCGAAAGCCTCGCAGAAACTTCGGATTTGCCACAGCTCAAGAAAGAATCTTGTCTTCTTGCCCTTATCCGTCTCCACCTCGCAGAGCCATCCGTCTTTCTTCTCGTTGAGTACGTCTATGCCGGCAAACCGGGCAAAGAGATAAGTTCTTACCTGCCACTCTTCCCACCCCTGGGTGAGCAGGAAGAGCGCATAGCGCAACTGTTCCTGTGTCAATTCACTCCAGGAATGAGGAACGTGAAGGTTCAGCGTTCCGTTAGCATCCAAAGAAGAAGGTCGGGTCGTCAGCTTTGTTTTCATACGCTTGCATGTGATTGGCCTTGTAGGCCGATGAATCCTTATATTTTGGGAATTTATCGATGTTTTCTTCGATAAAGTTGGCTACTGCAGTATAGGCGAGATCCTTGTAATGTGGATCAGCGGGCGTTTCGCCGGTAGAAATGTGAGCGCCGATGAAATGGCACATTTTTACGATGGCATGCCGATGAAATGGCTCATATTGTGCCTTGCGCTCCTCCTCAAGCAACTGTTCGATGAGTGAGTCGGAGAATTGTCTGCGCAGAGCAAGTTCCGCAGTACCTATCTCGCTCCGGTGGGCTGTCAGGTCATCATAAGTTACGAAACCGCGTACCGGCGAGTAAGCCCTCAATACCAGAGGCGACCAGAAGAAGGAGGCGATGTTGTTGCTTGCCTGAACAGTCTCGCTCCATCCTTCCACCGTGCGCAGGCGGTTCAGAATGCCGTGCAGCTGCTGGTCCTGCTTATAGGTCAGTTCTCTGAACAGGGCGTCAACCCTCGCCTGTGATGCGGGAGAGATATTTTCGTTTGATACTACGCCGAAACCGTTGTCGGTCATTACGAGGTCGTTGGAACGGAGACGCAGGATAAAGGTCTTCAGAATGACATAGGAACGCACATTCCCCAATATCGGACTGTCCTCCATACAGGCTGCATCTTCGAAGTCTGAACCGATAACCGTAGCCACCAGGTCGAAATATACGTTCTCCAGTGCAGGCTGCATCTTCGTGAAGACATCTTCAGAAGCAGCTCCCACGAATGGAAGGAGCTGCTCAAACTGTTCTGCGGTAATATTAATCATCTGTCTTGGAATTTGGATTGTTAGACACTTTCTTGGCATCCTTGTTCTCATCAAGGGTCGTGAGCATGATGAGCGGCACATCCGGATAAACCTTCTCCTCCCAGTGGTTGAAGTAGATGATCACCCAGTGAACCGTCTCCATCAGGTCGTGGAATGCCTTCTCTATGCTCTGCTTCAGCGTGAAGAGCTCGCGCTTGTCGGAATCCGAATTGTTGCTCTGGCTCTTGCCGGGAGTGGCGCCCACCAGGTTAGGGTGGATATTGTCGGCATAGCACTGCATGTTGTTGCTCTCGGCGATATCATCACTGTAGTCGCCTCCGTCCTTCGAGGTATCGATGCGGGTGATGCGCACCATCTTCACCTCCTTGCCGTCGGGCGTGGTATAGTAGCCCGCTATCCAGAGCTTGCCGCTGTTCTCTATGCCCGAGATGAAGTCGCGTATCTTCTCCTTTTCGGCAAGCTTGCGCTTCTTCTGTTCCTCCGTACTCGTGATGTGCTCCTCCTTGAAGATGCCGCGCCAGTAGTCGTTGTGTATCTCTACCAGGTAGGGGATGGTGGCGTGGTTCTTCAGCTTCGCCATCTTGCCGATGGCGATGAGACGGGAGATGTCATACCATTTGTCCCTGAAGATGGCGGAGTAGTAGGGCACGGGATAGTACTGGCAGCCCGGGGTAGGGAAGCGGGTAACGATGGCGAAGACCCTGTCCTTGCATCCCGGTTGCCCCGACTGTCTTGCCTTCACCTTGCCGTTCTGGCCGTCCAGCCCCATGCGCTTCTGCAGGTCGCCCAGCGGATCCAGCTCGTCGAGCAGCGGCAGCACCTCTATGTTGGCTGGCACAGTGGCATTTCTCCAGTTGGCATAGAGCACATATTCCGAGCGTCCGTTCACGCTCTTGGTAAACCGGCAGTAGCACGCCTCCTTGTGTCTTACCGCCACAATCTTGTCGCCCTTCTTGTTGAGCACGATGGCAGATACGCAGAAGAAGAAATACTTCATGTCGGTAATCTGTTCCAGGAAGAAGCGGCTCATCGAGTTGTGCATCCTGAAGAGGTTCACTTCCCGGTCCTTGCTCGGAAGCTTGGTCTCCACGTCGTTGTACTGGAAGCCCATTCCATAGCAGGTGAGCACGTTGAAGAGTTTGTTCTGAGCCATCACGCTGCTCCTGCCAATGTTGCTGATCAGTTTGTAGGGCAGCTGGTTCTCGTAGCCGAAGGGTACATAGGTATATTCCTTTCCCCCGACTTCCACGCTGACGATAGGCGTGGTACCATCATCATCGAAGACTGTGGACGACTCCGTGAAACCGCTCGTGGGCGATGATGTCTGATAATCCATCACCTCGCCCATGGTGGCATAGGTGATGTCTATGTTGTTGCTGTTGTTGTTGCTTGCCATAATTATTATAAGTATATTGGATGGTCATTGTATCTGAAGATGAAGATATCCCTCACCTTGCGTATCTGGTGATTCACCGGATTGTAGAGGTTGTGGGTTCCCTGCTGCCAGGAACTGCTCTTCACCAGCCAGCCCCGGTACTGGATGATGGAACCATCGCCAGCCTTCCAACAGTCTAGGTCAACGGGCGTGCGGTCGATGCGCGAGATGTCGAGGGCACGGCGCAGCTCGTTGATGTGGATGGCCTTGGCGGTCTTGTTGTCTGTGTTGTTTGCCATATCTGAAGAAGTTTAATTGAACGTATCGTCGAAGGAACGGTCGAAGATCTTACCTGAAGAGGTGTCGATGTTTTTGAACACGACATTCTGGATGCGCTGAGAGTACTGGTATGAGAAGGTGAACTCAGCGAGGTCGTCAGCCTCGTTGGTGCGCTCGCTCTTGGAGTCTGTGAGGGTGATTTGCTTATCCTGGGCATAGTCACGGAACAGGTAAACCTCATCGGAGCGCAGCAGGTCTTCGGCGAAGTGTGCCATGGATGGTGGGATGATGCCCGTGTCGCCCTCGAAAGTGCGTGTCTCTTTGACTTGGTAATTTATCTTTTTGCCCCCGATGACGACACTCTTGCGCTCGAAAATCGGTGCGATTTTCTTCTTGCCCAGGCAATAGAAAATCTCTTGGCAGCCGAAGCTGTTGGTGAAGAGGAGCACTGGGTCGGCAATGGAGCCTGTGTGGTCAATCTGATATTGCTGGGTGCGGTCGCCCACGGTGACGGTGTAGGCGAAGAGGTCGCCCTCTGATGCGTCGCAGTATCGGTCTGGTGAGACATCGAATGAGGTGATGCCGTTGGCGGTGTGGGTAGGTGTGGCTGAGGATGGAACCTGAACGGTGGTGACCTGGTTGTCTTTGAAGAACTGTGCCACCACGGTAGGGGTGGAGCTGTTGATGCCAGCGGCATGGAGATATTCACGATGCCCCAGTCGAGTGAGCTTGGTGCCATCGAGGAGGGTGAGGAAGTATCGGTCTATGAATGAGGAGCACGACATGTCGATGTCAACGGTGGCGTAGTAGGCGGTGATGGCACCGCTCGACCATGTGGCGATATCGCTCTCGCCCTGGTGCTCTGTGATGTCGATGGTGAAGGAAGCTGTCACTGTAGGTCGCACGGCATCGGCGATGAGTGTGCCGAGGTCGTAGATGGTGATGGAGCCAGAGACTGGGTAGTAGGTCTCGCTGAGCAGCTCCATGCCGTTGCACTTGATGGTGACGGTAGCGGTGTCGCCCGATATCTTAAATGTAAAGGTATCGAGCGACGATGTAAACAATGGCGAAGTTGGTTTTGTTGCAGTGATCATATTGTTGTCTCATTAAAACACTGCAAAGTTAGGAAGGAAAGGAGGAAAATAAAAATACCCGATAGTCTCGCGACTACCGGGTACTGGGGGATAGAGCTGCCATGCCATGTGCCTAAGGCCCCATCCGTCGTTTTATTGTTTACTAAAAATGAAAAAAAATGATCTTGTTGTTTAGAAGGGGGCATCTCGCTGCAGGTGCCAGGTGAGACCGCCGCCCTCGACATTTACCATGTCATAGCCATGCGAGTTCATGTACTTTGTGATGGTAGAGATAGAGATTGTCACCATATCGGAGAGTGCCTCTTGTATCTCTCGTGAGGTCTTGAACTCTTGTGGATCAACCTCATCGTCTGGGTCGTATGGCTTGTAGTCGATGAGATATTGATCTAGGGCTTGCTCCACTAGATTATCCTCAGTCTCCTTGTCTGGCTCTGGTGGAGGTGGTGGGGCTTGGTATGTGCCGAAGCCTATGATGTGCTTGCGCTCTTTCATGCCACACCTCCTTTCGCCTTCAGAGCCTGGTTGATGGTCTTGAAGAGGTTCTCCATACGCTTGAATGCATTGAGCATCAGGAGAACCTGTCCGGCACCGCCGAAATCATCCACGGCATTGGTTATTACCTCGTTTGAGATAAACTTGTCTTGAGCAAACTCAAGAGTCTCGATGAAGTTGTCCAGCTGGCCAACGTTCATCATATCTACTAGCGCATTCCAGACGTCTGCTGTCAAGTGCAGGTTGGTTGAATTCTTTTCGTTCATGCCTAATCTTTGTTTATGGTTTTCAACTTGGCCAAAGTCATATTGAGTTGCTTAGCCTCCTTAGCTCCATATGGAAGAGCATAGTAGCGATGATCATACCATCGGATAATAGTCTGTTTGTGTGGCGCATCATCGATGTAAACAACTGATGCGACAACTTTGTTGTCTCTCTGAAATTTGAGTTCCACCTTATGGGCGTTCATCTGCTTGCCTTCAGTAATGAAGAAATTGATGTTGAAGATATCCTTGATATTCAGCTTTGCTGTGCGTCTTCTGCGGTTTCTACTTTTCTTCATCGCTCATTCCTCCTTTTTTGTCTCTTGTCCAACCTGGGTGCAGCAATCCTTTGGCTTCTTCCGGAAGTACCCCCCCGAATCTCTAAAACGCTTGAAGATGCGGTTGCGCTCGGTCTGGATTTTCTCGTTCTCTGTAGTCCAAAAGCTCTTGGCTTCAGCCTTGCCTACGTTGTGTCTGCGTCCTGCCTCGGTGCGTTGCTTTATCAGTTCACGAAGCTTTAGCTCGTATATCACCTTGGCATCCTCATACACCTTTCTTGCATTACGGAGCTCATCAGTAGCGTGGTGCTCCACAGCGAGAATATCGTCCAGCTCATCATTATATTTATCATGCAGGTCTGACATTCTATTGGCGTAGTCCAGGCGAAGCTTATTCAGCTTAGCCGTATTTGCTTCAATGAGCTCATGGAACTTCTCTGTAGTAAGCGGCTCAACCTGCGTGCCGACGTTCTCTTTTTTATCCGGTGATGGCACTTTATTGCCCTCAGTCTGGGCAATATCTTGCCATGGTGATGCACTAACCGCTACGTCCTGAGTCTTTTTATTCATCTCCTCCATAACTACATCACCTCCCCTCCGAAAAGATAACCACCAACTATCATCACGCACACGAAGCTGACTATGCCAACTATGGTCTTCACTACCTCGCCATACGTAACCGTCTCCTCGCAAAGGTAAGAGAAGGGTTCGCTCTTGGTAGTCATGAGACGCTTAGCCTCACGCTTGATTGCACACTTGAGGGTATGGATGCCCTCGTTGACGTTGATGCCTACAGGTCTCACCTGCGCATCATTTAATAAAATAGAATTCTGCATATTGCATCATCTTTGTTAGCATTAGCAGCGCACTTGATTTCGTGAGAAAAGGGTGGCGGCTGCATTCCCCGTTGCTAACAAAGATGATGGCTTATCCGAGAGGACAAAACTTAATCTTTACGGTTCATGCAGCCGCCATATCGGTACACCTTTTTCCCGTTGCCGGGAAAATGATACTCTTGGGCATAAAAAAAGCCTGCGGCTACGAAGCCATAGGCGAAACGGTCGCCCTGCCGGATAGATTACTATCATCTTTGTTAGCGTTGGCAAAGGTAAGAAGAATATTTGGAACCGCCAAAAAAAAAGCGAGAAATTTTCATTCCTCGCTCATTTTTCTTTTCAAAACATGTTTAATAACATATTATTGCTCTTCTTTGGTAATCAGACCCTCTCGAATCTCAGAATCATTCTTCACTCTCTTCACCAGAACATAGTGGAGAACAGCCCTGCCGGCACCCTCTGTAACATAATATGTCTTGTCAAGTATCCAACCTTTCTTAGCCATATAATTCACGGCTGCCATGACGGTATTGAACTTGATCTGTTTGCCATCCTCACCATATAAGCTCTCGAAGGAACCTCCACCATTGGAGACTGCTCCCATATCAAGCATGACCTTCACTTTGCCTACACCCCAGAAGTTATATGCCTTGAGGTCGCAATAAACCGGATACTTACCATCCTCAGACTGGATGGTGCTCTGCGCTTTAGCGCCAATAGCCATAAAAATGATGGCTAAAATTAGAATAATTTTCTTCATAACTGCAATTAATTGAATAAAATCCGGTGCAAAAGTAATAATATAATTTGAAAATGAGGAATGAAAAGGAATGAAAACGGAAAAAAAACGGAATGAATCGGAATCATATCCAGGAATGACCGGAAATGACTGCGAAAACGACCGAAAGCGACCGCAGGATCTCCCTTCGGTTCAGCCACTTCGAGGAATGGATTCCTCGGAAATTCCCCGATTTTCCCCGCATTTTCCTCGATTTTCCGTGCATATTCCGCAAAAAATATCCCCGGTGCGGAAAGCACCGAGGGGTATGGTTATTCTTTATCGTCTGTTGTATCTTTCTTTGGGAATATTGGTGGTATTTTGTTGAGTACAAAAACTACCGCCAGGCTGATCACCGTTGTCACACCGATAGCTATTGCAGCATTGTCATGACTATTCATTGCTAAATTATAAGCAATGTATCCAAAGAAGATGATGAGAATGGTACCCAGGATTTGTCCTAATGTAGCCTGATTGAATTTTCTCTTCACGATTCTTTTCTCCATATCGATGCGATGATCTACCTGCTTCTCGGTCATCGTCATGATGCGGTCGGTTGCGCCTGGCAATGTCTTTTCGTAAGCTTCAAAATGCTCCGGTGGAGGAAGAGGACCGCTAAAGGTTCGCTCTTCTTCAATAGACATCATCGTTGCCAGGACGGCATTTCGCTTGTCTTCTGGCAGTTCCTGCAGGATGTCATTAACGTTTGCCGGTATGGCATCCTCAATCTCTGCGATTTCTTTGTTGTCTTCTTTATCTTGCTGCATAAAGTTGTCGTCTATTAGCGTTTAAAACTTTCCTCATATCAGAACCTACTGCTTCCCAGTCTTTCCTCAAGTCAGACACATGGTTGCCTTTCAAGTAATCGTTGAACAGGCTGTTGTCGCCACCGAGGCTTCCTAAACTACGCAAGCCTTCTGCTAAAGGGTGGCGAGCGATGGTCATAGAGCTAACAGCTCTACGTCTTGTAATTCTTAATGCTCTCATTACTTGCGTTGTTGTTTTGTTATTATTGATGTTTCTTTTCTTCCGCTGCAAAAATACATCTTTTTTCTGATACTGCCAAATATTTATTGCAATTTTAACTATAAAGTTTGCTATAAAGTTTGTTATAAAGATTAGAACACGCTAATTTCTGATAACTGCAAATACGCAAATATTAACTAAGATTTAACATCTTAGGCTTAAAAAAATGGAATTAGGCAATAATTTAACATACTAAATCATTGCCAATTCAGCAAAAATCACTAATTTTGCAGCGAAAATAAAACTGTATATATGGACATCTTCAGAAACATATTGGCTTTTGGCTGTACGTTTTACCTGATATATTTTATCACGTCGAG